AAACTGAGGTCGCGGATCCGGATCCGGAGCCGCCAGCAGTACAAGATCAACCAACGCCAGAAGGCGAAGCATAAGGAAGGTAGGGTAAATGTTTGGGACGCACGAGAGACTTAGCTAACCTGCCGCAAGAGATTGCGGTTGACGGCAGCGGCAACGTACAAATCAACGGAGCCACAGGAACCTACCGGCTAAACATAGCCGACGCGAGCAATGCGTTTCTGGGATTTAAAGCTGGCTCTGCCTCGCCTATGGTGGTGGGGCAGGACTCGAACGGTGATGCCTATGTGCAGAACAACAATAACGCCACGCTGCGGTTTGGTACGAACTCCGCCGAACGCGCCCGTATCGACTCCAACGGTAATTTGCTGGTTGGTACGACAACTAGAGCAAGCGTTGAAAAAGTAAATATAACCCACGATGGTGCTAATCAAGAAGGTTTAATTCTTGTAAATACGAACACTGCTGCTGGTACTCAGACATCCATTGGATTTAGGCGGCCTTCTGGAACTACTGTCGGAACGATTACAACTACACTTTCTGCAACTGCATACAACACCAGTTCAGACTACCGCTTGAAGCACGACATTCAACCGATGCAGAACGCATTAGCAAAAGTCGCGGCGCTCAAGCCAGTGACATACAAGTGGAATGTTGACGATAGCGATGGTGAAGGCTTTATTGCCCACGCACTTGCTGAAGTCTGCCCCGGCGCAGTAACCGGCGAGAAAGATGCAGTCAACGAAGACGGCAGCATCAACCCACAAGGCATCGACACATCGTTCTTGGTCGCAACGCTGACTGCCGCCATCCAAGAGCAACAGCAAATGATCGAAACACTACAGGCTAAGGTAGCCGCACTGGAGGCAGCCTGATGGACGGTGATCTGCTCACGAAGATCGGCGGCGGTATCGCTGCTCTGGGTGCAGCGGCTTATGGCGTCTTGCGCATGGTCAAGAAAGACCGGCGCGAAGACAGCGTGACAGCCCTGCACGACGAGGCGATACAGCATGTGATCGAGACGCTGCGCTCCGAGGTCGCCCGCCTGTCCGAGCGCCTGGCTGCGGTCGAGGAGCAGAACCAACGCTGCGAGGAACGCAATGACCAGATGCATCAGGAACTGCTTGAACTAAAGGCCAAGTTGCATGTGACCTGATGGATCCGCTTACCCTACTTGCAGCGGCGAATGCTGCGGTCGCGGCAGTCAAGAAAGGGTGTCAGCTGTACAAGGACATCAAGGGCGCAGCAGGTGAAGTCAAGGATGTACTGGATGATCTGAAGTCGCAGTTCCAGAAGATACCGAATCCGACGAATGCTCAGAAGATTCAGTACAACGAGGAGGTTGCAAGGGTCCAAGAGATTGCCAAGGCGGACCCGAACGATGTGTTCTTGCGGATTGGTAATGACCTTGGTTCTCTGATGGATGAGTACGACAAGATCGGCAAAGCGTTCATTGAGCAGGAGGCGCAGGCCAAGACGGTGTACACGGGCGACCAGTCGATCGGCAAGCGCGCGCTGGCGCGGGTCATCATCCGGTCAAGGTTGGACGCCATGCTGGCTGAGCTGCGCGAGACAATGGTGTACAAGGCGCCGCCCGAGCTTGGCAGCCTGTGGACCAAGTATGAAGCGATGTGGAAGCAGATTGTCGTTGAGCAGGATGAGGCGCACAGACGTGAGACTGCCAGGCTGCAAGCCGAGGCGATCAGACGGCGGCGGGCAGTAAGGATTAGGAAGGAATACGCAACATGGTTTGGCGCAATCCTTTTCGTCGTAGTGTGGCTCCTCGCCGTACTAATACTAATTCGGGAGAGTCAGACGTATCGTTCGCTATCGTACTATGTGTTCTAGTAATGGCGTTGACGTTTGTCATTGTCATCCCATTGCTGGGCATCATGTACATGGATATGAATAACGCGACAAACGCTGCGGTACATGAGGCTAAAAAGATGCGAGAACTGCGCAAACAGATTATCAATGAGCGAATGAGAGGTGAATGATGCTGACCTTGCAGCAATTGCGGCAGATGCTGCCCAAGAACCCCTACGTAGCCGACTGGCACGAGGCACTAAGCAAGCTTTTGCCAGACTACGAGATCAACACACCGCGCAGGATTGCTGCTTTTGTGGCGCAGTGCGCACACGAAAGCGGCGGCTTCATGGTGCTCAAAGAGAACCTCAACTACAAGCCGGCGACGCTGCGCCGGATCTTCAATAAGTATTTTCAGAGTGATGCGATCGCCGCAGACTATTGTTCACGTCTCAACAAACAGATGCACATTGCTAACCGCGTGTACGGCAATCGCATGGGCAACGGTGATGAGGCATCAGGTGATGGTTGGCGCTTTTGCGGTCGCGGCCTGATTCAGCTGACCGGGCGTAACAACTACCAAGCATTCGCCGACTCGCTTGAAATGGACATCAACGATGTGCCCGAGTACCTGGCGACCTTTGAGGGCGCTGCGCAGTCGGCCTGCTGGTACTGGGAAACCAACAACTTGAATCGCTACGCCGATGCCAACGACATCAAGGGCCTGACCAAGGCGATCAACGGTGGCTACATCGGGTTGGAGGATCGGCAAAAGCACTACGAGCACGCACTGCATGTGATGGGGGCGCACTGATGCGCGCGCTCATCGCGGTGCTGGTGATGGGAGCGCTGGGCGTCGGGCTTGCCAGCTGCGAACAGTACTACCGCTACCCTTGCCAGGACCCTGCCAATTGGGAAACAGCGCGCTGCCAGAAGCCGCTGTGCGAAGTCAACCAAGAATGTCCCGAGCATGTGTTCAACGGACAAAAGAACATGGAACCTGAGATCAAAAAGGAGCCCGGAAAAAATGACTGTGTTAAATAAAATCGCTGCGAGCTTGTTCGATCCGAGCTGTCGCTACAGCACGGATGAGCTGATGGCTCGCCTGAAATTCATTATCGGCATCTGCTTAACGCTCACGCTGATGGGGATCATCTTCACGATTCTGTACTCGGTCATCTTCGTGACCCAGCCGTTGAAGGCGATCAGCCCCATCGATCAGAAGTTCTTCGAGGTGATCATTCCGGTGGCATCGTTCCTGTGCGGGATCCTGTCCGGGATCATGTTGAACGGCACCGACCAGGGCCAGATGGACGCAATGAAGACCACGGTGGCGGGCTTTAAGGAAGCCAGCGCTCAGGCCTCGAAAGCGCCTGCGTCGATGTCAGAGCCTGCGACGCCTGCGCCTGCGCCGGTGGCCACTCGAGCGATGCCGCCTGCGCCTGTGTTCACCGGCGAACCGGTCGAGCCGCAGACCTCTACGACCGGATTCGGTGGCAAGAAAGCGCCACCGCCTGCCCCTGAACCTGAACTCTAAAGGAGAGCCTCATGAAGAAACTCGCTGCACTTATTGCGTTTGTGCCACTGGTTGCCCTGGCTGGCGGGGAGATGAAGAAGGTTTGCCACATGGAGCGCAACAAGCAGGGCAAGGAGGTGCCCGTGTGCAAGACCATCAAGGTCCATAAAAAATTGGAAGGTAAAAAAGTACCGGGGCAGAAATGAACCCGTGGCTGATCCTTGGTTTTGTCCTGGCAGTGGCTGCAGCTGGTGGTGCCGGTTTGTACAAGGGCCACGACCTGGGCATGGCCGAGGTGCAGCAAAAGTGGGATCGCGAACGGGCTCAGCAAGAGGCTCAGTACGCAGCCGCGCAGGCGGCTGCTCGCGAGAAGGAGCAAGCGCTGCAGGCCAAGGCAAACAAACTACGACAGGAGAAGGATCGTGAGATCAGGAATCTTAATGCTCGCGCCAGTGCTTTGGCTAACAGCCTGCGCGAGCGTCCAGCCAGGGCCGCCACCCAAAGCGGTGACGTGTCCCATTCCGCCGGTACTGGATCCACTGCCCAATCATGTACTGGAGCTGGACTCGCTCGAGAGGATGCAGAATTTCTTGCAAGGGAAGCTGCCAGAGGAAACGAAACCCGAGCCCTCCTCAAGCAGTGCCGCGACCAATACGACACCGTGATCAAGATGATGATGGATAGCAACTGACGGCAACGCCTGCCTTGGCGCGGACCCCTCCATCCGCCAACTTAGCCTTGCGCAGGTTTCACCCCGGCCTGAGTGCCGGGGTCTTTTTTGGGGAACAAACCCTGTTTTGGGGAACAAGGTGCTACTTGAAAAAGTAGCCTAAGTCATTGAATTTATTGGCTCCCCGACCTGGACTCGAACCAGGGACCTGCGGATTAACAGTCCACCGGCAATGTCATTAAAATCAAACACTTAACCCTATTTTTGTTCCCCAAAACCACCGTAAAAAAGGTGATTTTCTCGGGGCTACGCAAATTTTTGGGGAACAAAAATCAGCGAGTCGGCTTGACCAGTTTACCCTTTCTGTTGCGTACATAATGGGCAGTCATGCCGGAGCTCTTGTGACCTAAAAGATTCTGCGCAGCTTCCATTCCGATCTGCTCTTCCGTTTCGGTGGCTGCCTTGGCGCGCAGGTCGCGGAACTGGAAGCTGTTCAGCTCCACGCCAGCAGCCCGCCTGGCGGCCTCAAAGCGATTGTCTAGGGCCGAGGCACTCAGAGCCAGGCCACGTTCGTTGACGACCAGCGCAAGCGATCTGATGCCTGGCGTGGCGGCCTTGCGTGCCTTGATCCGTTCGATCACCTCGGCCAGCCTGCCGGTGATTTCGATTCGCACTCTCGCGCTGGTCTTGCCCTGGTGTACCCAGAGCGCCCCCTCGCGGATGTCGGTTTCCTTAAAGCGCAGGCTGTCGCCGGGTCGCTGACCGGCCAGCCAGGCCAAGTCCATTGCGTCGCGGGTAGGCTGGTCTGCCTTTTCATAGACGCGATTGAACAGCTCGTCGTCGACGTACACATCTCGGCCAGCGCCACGGTTGCGCTTGATGCCTGATGCCGGGTTGGGTAGTTTGGTGTAGCCCTTCTCTTTGGCGTTTGCCCAGATAGCAGAGAAGCAGCCAAGCTCTTGCGTAGAGTGTGTGCTTTTGCGCCAATCACGATAGAGCGCAATGTGATGCGGCTCGATCTCATCGACCGGCGCAGGCGGGTTGTCGAAGTATTCGTACAGCTTGGCGACATCGCGCAAGTAATCTTTCTGCGTGCGCGGCGCTTTGGCTTTGTACGATTCGGACTGAAAATACTTCTCGGCAATAAAGCGAAAGGTGATCTTCGGAACCAGCGCTTTGGCATTGCCACTCTCAAGCTCTGCCCATTTGGCGACTGCAGCAACGTAGTCCTTACCCAGCGGCAACTCTTTTCTGCCGTTGAAGTAATAGAAGTACGTCCCGCTGGAGCGCTTGCGCGCCTTCATGTGCAGCGGGAGGTTCAGGTTAGTTGTGCGCTTACGACCCAAGGACTCTAGGACTCCACGGTTTGACGTTGTCATGTTTGGCAACTCCCATTTCTATCGTTGCTTTTGCAACAATGGGTTCGCCTATTGCGTTAATGTAGAACGCAATCCCCATCTTGCGCAACTGCACAATCTGGCCAGCCTTGCGTGCCACGCCAGTCAATTGGCGCAGCTCGTCTTTTGTCAGAAACATTTGACCCGACGTTGGCCGCCCAGCAAGCTAGGCACATCGTCCCAAATGGTTTTGCGCCAGCGCGCTTGCAGCTCTGCTCCGGTGTAAGTTCCAGTCTTAATGAACGTGCGGGGTGTGGCGACCTGGCCTTGCCACTGCTTGCGCGCTACTCGCTCGGCATTTTTGCGCAGCTCTTCTTCTGTAGAGTTGTTCAAAAAATGTCTGCTCATTGTTGTCTCCTTTAAAAAATCTGCAAAATTGCAAGCCATGGGTTTACTGGCTTGCCTCGCCTAGCGCTCATGCGCCGGCGCAAAACCTCGCGGTACTTTTCCCGGTAGCGTTCATTGGCCTGCTTGTGGGCATCGACCTGTGGCGGCTTACGGTCCGGGCCATTGCCCTGCGCGTAGATCGCAGCCCAATCTCCGCGAACTCCCAAATTGCGGTGCCATCCACTGATGTGAATTAAGCGCAGCTTGTGCATCAAGCGGATTGCGCTGCGCACGGTGCGCACGCTTTTGCCCAGGTGCTCGGCGATTGCTGCCGCATGCAATGGCCCTTGCTCTTCTAGCAGCGCCAGAATGGCGTTGCGGGTAACGGGTGGGGACGGCATCACGTGAGCAACCAGCGCAGGATCTTGCGTGGCGTCGGCCATCCCATCGGGTTGAGTGGCCCTAGTGCCTGCGGTAGCAGACTGCGCTGCAGCGTTTCGGTATCCCAATACGTTTCTGCTTTTGGGCGTGGCACGTAATGCACGCCAATTTTGACTTTGCCAGTGTCGATAAAGCGCAGCGGTTTGTTTGCATCGTTGACTGCAGGTTGATTCATGATCACTCCTCGTAAAGCGTGCCGTGAATGGTGAATAAGACGCCACACACGCCACCTATAAAAGACAGCGCACATAAGCCCACCAGCGCGATTTGCCCGGACGGCACCTGCCAGTCCATGGTCCACGCCAGCACGGCCGTGATTGCCAGCCATACATAAAACGTCAGCTTGATCAGCGTTCGCATAATAGCTCGGTATTGTAATTAGGCCATCAGGTTGACATAACCGCATCATCCGGCGCAAACATATGCCGTTTGATCTCTGGGTACTTGCTGGCAAATGACACCAGCAGGCGGGCGGGCTTGCGCAGATAGGCTGCCTCAAGCACTGCCTGGTCAACGGTACTTGGCGCTTGCTCAAAAGGATTCTCTGAGCGCTGACCCCACCAGGCGATTGCCTTCGTGCGCGCATAGCCGGTGTGCTCGATGCACACGTATTCGGTGACGGTGCGCAGGCCGCACTGGTAATCCACGCGCAGGGTCGGCACGCCTGACTTGCCTATGTGCCGGCCGTAATAGACGCGCATCACGTCGAGCTCAGTGGGCGCTACCTGGGCAGCCAGCATGACGCCGACGTGCGCTTCCTTTTCGTTTGTGCGCGGGGCGATTTCAAACTCATGGCCGCACTCGCACACGTGCAGGCTGATGGCCACCAGGCGGTGGCACTCCGGGCATTCCTTGACCGGCGCTTCCTGGGCCTCGCTTTTCTTGCCTTTGCGTGGCGGCTCGACCGCATCGATGAATCCGTGCCGGCGCACGTTGCCGCCAAAGTCGAGCACCAGGCAGTTGGTCTTGCTCTCGTGCAGGCGCAGGCCGCGGCCGACCATCTGCACGTACAAGCCTGGCGACATGGTCGGGCGCAGCATGACGACCGCGTCGGTCGCCGGGTGATCAAAGCCCGTGGTCAGTATGTTGCAGTTAACCAGGGCGCGCAGGCGGCCGGTCTTGAAGTCGCCGATGATCTGGTCGCGCTCGTCGTTGGGCGTCTCGCCGGAGACGTAGGCTGCCGGGATGCCGCGCACCTTGAGCGCTGCACTTATTGCACTTGCGTGCTGCACGGTGACGCAAAAGATCAGCCAGGCATTGCGATTAGCGCAGCGCTCGATGATCAGGTCGGCGTGGTGCTGGACTAGTTCCATGGCCGCCATGCGCTCGCCGAGCTGGCCGAGATTAAATTCGCCGCCAACCATGCGCACGCCGGACAGATCCACATTGGCACCGTGCTGCGCGGTCAGCGGGCACAGGTAGCCTGCTGTGATTAGGTCAGCGACGTTCGCCTCATAGCTGATGCCGTCAAACATGGCGCCTTCGCCCTGGTGCAGCACGCCCGAATCCAGCCGGTAGGGCGTGGCTGTTAGGCCGATTAGCTTCACGTCGGGGTTTGCCTGGGCGGATTTCTCCAGCAGCTTGCGGTACATGCCGGTGCTCGCGTGCGGGATCAGGTGCGCTTCGTCGACGATGATCAGATCGAACCGGCCATAGAAGGATTCGCGCTTGTAGATCGACTGGATGCTGGCGACCGTGATCGGTTTGAATTGGCGCAGGCCCAGGCCGGCAGAGTAGATGCCGACGCTTGCGTGCGGCCACACCCGGCGGATCGCAGCGGCGTCCTGCTCGACCAGTTCCTTGACGTGCGTGACGACCAGGATGCGCGTGTCAGGGTAGGACGTGATCGCCTGGCGGATGAACTCGGCCAGCACAAAACTTTTGCCGGCACCGGTAGGCAGCACCACCAGCGGTGCATCATGGCCTGCGGCAAACCAGTCAAAGATGCTGGCGATTGCTTCAGATTGATAGGGGCGTGCTTTCATTTCCAGTCCGTTGTCTGGGTGTTTTGCAGCTCGCGTGCTGCAGTCATCTTGGCCTTGATGCTGGCCGGGATCTTGGGTTTTGGGCACCAGCCCAGGCAGTCGTCGGTCCAGTTGCCCACGATCAGCACGCCGCCGGGATTTAACAGCAACAGGCTGGCGGCGCGTGGTGGTGGATTGATTGCCGGGTCACGGAACCACAACTCGTCGGTGGTGATTGGTTTGTCAGTCACAGCTTATGCCCCCTGATCATGCGGCATTGCTTGCGCTCCTCCGGTGTTACATCTGGGCTGATCTCGGCGATCGAGCAGGGCACCTTGCGCGGCGCGGGGTCCATTGATAGCACCACGACGAATGCGGTAATCGAGCACACGGCGACGATGGAGTAAAAAACCAACACAAGTTTTTCTGCGGATGTCATGCGCTCTCCAATTTCTCGCCACCCACCATGCGCGCGCCAAAAGTTTTTCGGATCTCTAAAGTAAATTTGTCCGACAGTTGTGAGCGCGGCACGTGCTGCAGCTCGGCGCTGTCAAAGCAAGCCACAATGTCGGTGCCCATGTTTTCTTCGCTCTTGTCTGCGTCCTCGGTGCAGTTGGCAAAGATGGTCCCGTCGTCTTTGTGCTGGTACTTGATGAAGTCAGGACCGGCGTCGATCGCTTCGGCGTAAGCCACCAGCGGTGGCAGCACCAAGTGGGACCGGCAGCCGATACGCTGCTCGGCCACGGACAGGTTGCGCTTGTGTGCTGCGCAATGCCACAGTGCGTCGTGTGCTGGGCTTGCATGCACGCAGGTGCGGCAGTTTTTTATCGCAGCAAACTCGCCGTGGCATACATTCTGGTGGTCGCACATCTTGCACTGCCACCAAGCCGGGTCGGTGCTGATGCCTGGCGGCGGCTCGTCGGCGCGGATGATCTTCTCGGCACGCTCAAGCAGCGCTGCAAATGCAGCCTTGTCGAAGTGGATCCATTCGCTGTGCAGCTCGTCGGTGTCTTTGTTCACCGCCAGGTACAGGGCGCGATCCAGCTCGGCCAATCCCATGTAGACCTGCATCTGTGCGTAGTGCTCGGGCTTGGATACCTT